ATATAAAATACTGTTGGCAAATAAGGATTTTATTGCTCCTTCACTGCAAACATTGCAAGACAATCCTAAGGCTACCTACCAATTTGTCATCATCTCAGAAGGTGAAGAGACTAAGACAGCTAAGGATAATATGAGCACCACAATGAGATGCTATAAGGAGTTTGGTAAGATTGAGAATGATATTGATACTCTAAGAGTAATAATTGAGTCTATTGATGGTAGACCTACTTCTCCTTCAGCTAAACTTGAGTTCTTGCAGACAAAGATTAATAACCTTATTCAGGCTGACAGTAAGATATTCCTAAGAGTAATTACAGACCCTCTGCTGAATACTAAGGTGCTTATCAAGAAATGTATTGAGGCTGGACTTATCTCAAATAGGGGTAATTATCTGTACCTCAAGAGTGACAATACTCCTTTATGTGAGGTGAATGAGGAGCCTACTATGAATATAGCAGCAAAGTACCTTAATTCTCCTAAACATCAGGACCTGCTCTTTACTCTTCAAGCAAAACTAAAACAGTAATATGATAACACCGGAGTTTTCACTGGAGTTTGACTTGCTCTACAATAATATAATGAGTAATGCTGCTCCAGGCCTTAATGAGTATGAGAAGAGTTTGTTCCTCACACAGGCACAGGAGTCAATAGTGCGTGATATTTACAATGGTAAATACAATGGTATTTCTTTTGAGGGTACTGAGGAAGCCTCAGCTTATCTCAATCCTCTTGTAAAACAGGTGACTATGGACTGCTATGTTGAGGGAGATGGTGTATCTGGAAATTCCGTGTTTTTCCCAATACCTCCTGACATGTGGTTCATAACCTATGAGACAGCACTGATAAAGGATGAATGTCTTAAGTGCTGCCACCAGAGGAATGTGGTAGTGAGACCTGTTACACAGGACACTTACTATTCCATAAGCAGGAATCCCTTTAGGAGGGACAATGACAGAAGGGTGCTGAGACTTCTGTCAGACAACAAGATTGAGTTGATAAGCAGGTATCCTATAAAGTCCTATACTGTAAGGTACCTGTCCAAGCCCCAACCAATCATACTCACTGACCTTACTGACTCAGGACTGTCAATTGAAGGTAGGACTTATGTCACTGAATGTCAATTACATCCTGCAATACATAGGGCAATTCTCAGCAGGGCTGTGCAGCTTGCCAAAGCTGCATGGGCTTCATAGAAGTAGAATAATGTATAATTTAATATTAAATTAGAAATGGCAACATTTAGTACAAATCAAGTAAGACAGCTTTATGTAGCAGAAGCATTAAAAACTCCTAATGTGATTGCAACTGATGCAGCAGGCTCTATTGCAGTAAAGGCTGATACAGCTAAGACTCATCTGTACTTTGAGTATATGGGTGCTGGCGGCATGACAAGAAGTGATTTGATTGACATCAAGAACATCTTGTATGCAAAGGCAACTGATGCTGATGACTTGGCACATGACTTAGCTAAGTACAAGCTAACCCTTGATGCAAGTGTCAATGGTGGGACTCCTGTAGCAGGTCAAGATTATATCTTGAGAATTGCTTTCAGAAACTATATTGGCTTGTCAGAGGAAGACCAATACTTTAAATATGGTATGGTCCATGCAGTTACAGGTATGACTGCTTCAGATTTCTACAAGACCCTTGCTCTGTCTTTAGTAAAGAACTTCAGTAAGGAAGAGGAAGGTCTATTGAAGTTCTACCTTGAAATAGGAGGTTCTGATGCAGGTACTGTAGCAGGTACACCCACAGAAGTAACCAAAGATACCAAGGAAAGCTCATTGACTGGTACTTATACTGGTCTTGTAATTGAGGAAGCTCCTCAGGAGTGGATTCTTGGTGTAATGGAGCAGGTTCCTGTTAACTTCACACTACAACCTGATACTATAATATCCAGTGGTGATGAGAGAATCTGGGGCACTGTTAAGCAGGTAACTTCTACTAACAGTATTCCTGATGGGCATAAGATTGCAGACCTTGAGTATTTTTGCATGGGTGAGAGGGGTGACATATACAGAATGGTAGGATTCCCTCATGTAATCAGAACCAAGTATCTTGTTAATCCTGATAACAAGTACAATGTTATTGATATTCATTATGCCTATGTAGGTGCCAATGAGTCAGTGCAGAAGTCTGAAAAGGACATCACTATTGTGGTTCCTAAGATAGGAGCCAATAATCAGACAGCCAACAAGCTGACTATCAACACTGCCACAGGACTTACAATACCTACTCTGGATGTGTCTGCTTAAGACATACTGATAAGAAGGGAGGGGTCTGGCCCTCCCTTTATTTTAATATTTAATAGTATAATTATGACAGATTATGGTTCAGTTTAATGAATTGAGAATTATTCCTAATGGTACCAGACTTATCATAGATGTATCAGTGAGAGACTTGGAATATTATACTAATGTCTACCTTGATAGTATTATAGTAGATACTCAGGACACCTATCTTGATTCAGGTCCAAGTAGTACTCCTGTCTATTCAAAGAAAATAGAAGGAGATGTAAAGAGCTTTAGGGTTGAAATTGGTAAAGGAGACCTTCTTCCTGCACTAGATAACAATATGTTCATAGTATATGTGAAGACAAAGGGCATTCCTTCTGCTGATACTCCCTGTGGTATGGACAATGAGTACACTATAGGAGTCACATTGTGGCTCTGTCCTATGTATGACTATATGATGGGATATGTACGAGAGGTTGAGAGGAAGTGTGTTGTTCCAAGGAATTTCATTAATGCCTTCCTAAGATATAAGGCCTTCATGGTTGCCATAAACACAAACAACTACATACAGGCCATTGACTATTACAATAGGTATATAAGGCATATGAAGGAGAGTGAAGTAAAAATTGATAACTGCTCCTGCTATGACTAAGGTGATTAATGATATACTGGACAGATACTTCAGACTTTTGTCCAGTACAGGATATCTCAATTACAGCTCTGTATACGACATACTGTTTCTCATAGCTGTTGAGGAATTTACCTCACATGATTATGATGGGTATCTTGATGACTCTGACTACAGGTCAATACAGAATGCCATATACAAGATATTCGGTACTCATTGTATTATACCATTTCCTAAACATTGCTGCTGTATGGATTCATTGCATTTATCTGATGTCTCATATATGAGAAGAGATATAGAGGACCTTAAGGATAGAGTAACTGATGTTGAAAATACTAAAGTTGTAAAGACTAAGTTAAATGACACAGTTATAGAAGTAGATGATATTGAACTTAAACTTCCTTAATCGTGGATGTTAAGTAAATTTATTATAACCTTGTAAATATAGATAATAATTCCTATATTTGCAAGGTTATTTATTTATATATCAGCATATGAGTACTTATAGAGAATTAGTATATATGTGTCTTGATGAGATAAAAGGCAT